GACCCGTGGGTAAAGGCCATACCCACCATCTGCATCGGGTTCAAGGTTGCCACAAGAATGCCGCGCTCGGTCAGCGAGGCCCGGGCCAGCTCGCGCATGCTCATGTGATTAAGGCCGTTACTGGCCTCGATTGCTGCAATACCGATCCGCGCTTCAAGCGAAGCACGTACCGAGTCACCGACCAGATTGCCGTTGGAAATATGGCCGTGCAGGCCCGGCAAGTTGGACGGAGTAGCGGCCTCGCCCAACTTCGCCAACAGCTTGGCCCGGGCGGTTTCAACGGTGCAGTCCATGTCATTGATGCATGCGGCCAGCAGCTCGGGGTGACCAGCTGCAAAGCCTGCAAAGGCAGCAGTGATACCGGAACGGCGGCCAGTTTCTTCCGCGATCACTTGAGCGCGGATCTGCTCAGTCGTTGGTGCGTTGCTCGGTGCCGGGGCGGGCGCCGGTGCCGGTGCCGGGGCAGGGACTTGGTTACGCGGGGGCATCAGAGTGCTAAAGGCTTCTGGCGGCATGTGTTCAAACTCCTGCATGCGTTTTGAGTTGAGTTGTGCGGCAGCCACAAGGGGGTCAATCAACTGATCAGCGAAACCGGCTGCCACCGCCTCACTGCCATCCATCCACGTTTCCGCCTTCAGCAGCGCGTGAATCTCTTCCGGGGACTTCCCGGTCTTGCTGGCATACGCCTGCACCAGCGTGCCCTCGACCTTGTCGAGCAGATCGGCATATTGGCGCATGGCGTCCGCGTCACCGCCCTGAGCGCCCCACGGCTTATGGATCATCATCATGGCGTTGGTCGGCATGAACACCTTGTCACCGGCCATCGCGATCACGCTGGCCATCGACGCGGCCAACCCGTCGATATACACGTCCACCCGAGCCGGGTGCGCCTTGAGCGTGTTGTAAATCGCCATGCCGGCGAACACGTCACCGCCGGGGGAGTGAATGCGCAAATTGATCTGTGACACGTCACCGCAAGCGGCCAGATCCTGCGCGAACTGCTTGGCGCTGATACCCCACGCGCCGATCTCGTCATACAGCAGAATCTCAACACTGCCGCGCGCCATGGCGCGCATCGAGTACCAGCTTTCGACAGGCTGGTTTGCCGCAGAAATTACCGTCGTGACCGAGGCCGCCACCGATGCACGGGGCATGAGTAGCGGCCGTTTACGTTTGTTTTGTCGTGCCTGAAAGGTCTGCATTGATAGTCATCTTCCCGTAGTACTGGTGATAGGCGTCCGAACTGAAAACCAGTCCCTTTGCCCGGTTGCTATTGATTTCCGCCTCACGCGAGCGCTTAAGCTCTTGCGGGTTTCGCCCCCGAGCCCGCACCACTTCGGCCTCATCTGCATAACCGGCTTTAACCAGCGCATCCCATGCGTTCGCCTCATGCACCGGGTTGATCCAAGGCATCACCGGCCCCTGATAAAACGCGCTGAAAACCGAATCCATATTCACGTCGCCCGGTGGCTTCAACACGCCACTGAGCAGACCCATTTGAATAAATGCCCGGTAAACCTTGCGCGACCAGTAGTCGATGAATTCACGCTGCAGCAGGTCGTAGCCCAGTTGCGACTCGACCAGCTCCTGACGCTGCGCCGAATAGGTGCCGTCATAGCTACGGGTTGCCGTCGAATAGCCGATCCGCGTGCCGGCCGAGACCGCGCGCAACTGGCCGTTACGAAAGCTCTCGACGAACTGACTCGGGCGGTTACTCTCGATCATCCCCACGTCTTCGCCGGGCAACAGGCCATCGAACACCATGCCCGGTGCGATCGGGATGCTTCGGGCGCCAGTGGCTTGACCGTCCTTGCCAGCGGTTTGGGGGGCAACCACGTAGTCATCCGTGGAGCCCTTTTTGATGAACATCGCCAATGCGGCGCTGATCCGCGCGGCGATCCGCTCGCTTTCCTCGTAATCCTTGATATCCGCCAGACGCGTCAGCACGGCATGCAATAGCGGCTGCCCACGGTTCTGCCCCAAACGCTTGCGGTACGCGATGTGCAACATCTGATCGGCCGGTACGAACTTGGTGTCCGTGGACATGCTGAAACCCAAGGCACTGCCCGGGTGACGCTTCAGCAGGTTGTAACCCTTGACCCGCCGCCAAGCGTCCCGGGTGATGCCCTGACAGATGCCGTTCGCTTCATCGTTGTAGTTCCACGGCAGGTAATCGGGCTCCAACAGCTCCAAGGAGAACGGCACCGCGTGGAGGTGCTTGAAGTTAGGCACCGTACCCATCAGCAACTGAGCCAGCGCTTCCCCGTCGCGCAACCAGGTGCGGCACACCAGCCGCTCCATCTGCGCCCGTGTTAACTCGCCCGAGGTTTCCGGCCGCAACGACCACTCGGCCCATGCGTCCTTGATTTGCGCCGCAAACTCCAAGTGGATGTTTCCCGCGTGATCGAGCGGCAGCGGCTCGACCGCGATTCCCGAACCACCCACTACACGTTCTTCCAGCCGGTCGAAAATGCCGGTGACCAGATCGTGATCCTCGTCCAACTTGCGGGACTGGCCGCGCAATGACTCGGCGTCTTGCTGCAACGAACTGTCTGCACTTCGGGCCTGTCGAGCAGCCTTGTGCGTTCGGGTGATCTTGGCCGCCTCAAAGGCTTGAATACCGCTGCGCGCCGCTAGACGCTTCAACCCAGCGGCAGGGCTAACCGCCGCAATCAGGCGGTCTAAGGTGTTCAACGAAACGTAGCCAGGGCATAACCCGGGCTACCCTGAGCGGCGTTGCGCTGGGCGATTACCTTCCGCTCCCATTCGCGGCGCCCTGCTTGGATTTGCGGCAGTTCGGCCATGGTGTGGGTGCGCCCCATGAAAATGGTGGTCTTACCCAGCAAAATGGCCTCTTCGGCCTCCAGATACTTGTCCAGCATCTCTTGCGCGCTTATAGCCATCCGTTAGTTTCCACGTTATGCCAATCGCCATCGGCGGCGGCTTGAGTTGATGGGGGCTCCGGCCGCTCCGAGGAAACGGGCGGCATTGGCTCTTCGGGCTCTAACGCATCCGGCAAATCAGGCACTTCCCATGTGCCCGAGTCGGGCACGAACTGGGCTTCCATGGCGAGACGGTCTAGATCCAAACCAAACTTTTCCTGACTGATCCGCAACGCGGCCAGCGCATACACAAAGCAGTCCAGCGCCTCGTTACGGCGCCGGCTGTTATCCCAGCGTTGAACGCGGCGACCTTTGACGATCACCCAGTTTTTTCGCTCGCTGGTGAGCTGCTTCATTTCGTCTTCGTCACACACCTGCTCGTTGAGCGGCAGGTGGATGCACTCAGGCACCGGGCGATCGCCATCCGGGTCGAGTTTCAACCGGCTGTAGATCAGCTCTTTGGCGTTGTCCGTGCCGACCTCGGTCAGGTAAACCCGATCGTCTTTGGTTTTCTTCTTCGGGAAGTTGGCAATTTTCTTGCCGTAGGTGGATGCACCAAACACCGGAATAACCCAGGTCACGCCGTGCTTTTTGCTTTCCTTGCGGACTTCGTCTGAGTAGTGGCCACCGGAGTCCCAGCACCATCGCTCAACCCGCATCTGTGTCCCGTCTTCACGCTTGAACGTGCGGCGGATTTCCTGACCTACCTTTTTGCGCAACTCGACGCTGGCCGGGTCACCAGTCAGCACCCAACGATGAATCAACCATGATTCTTCACCGGCGCCGAAAGCCCATACACGACCTTCATAACGGTCGTCTTGGGTGTCTATGCCACCCACCAAAACCAGCCCCCGCGCGGGCACACCAACATAGGCACGGCGGCGACGGCTGAGGACTTCCCAATCCAGTTGCTCGCCTTGGTCTTCTTCCCAAGCTTCGCCCAACGTGGTGTTGATGAAGGTCTTGAGCTTGCCCCGATCCTTGCCGACCTTGAGCCAGTCGGTGACCACCTGCGCCCAGGTGACGAACTCCGAATAAGCCGTCCAGATGTGAAACGTGACCGAATTCGGTGTCCTGATCGGCTCGTTATCACTGGAAAACCATTCCATGCCGTCACGCGTCCAGATTCCCAGGCGCTCACAGATGTAGCGGCCGGTTACCGACGCAATAATCATTTCGTGATATTCGAACGTGCAGCCGTAGCCTGACTCACATAAGTACCAAGCTTTTTCGACTTGGCCGTAACCGTCCACCCGCCACTTGATACCGTAAGGCGTTTCGGGCGCGCCCCACTTCAAATACTGCTCAGTGCCACAGCAGGGGCAGGCAATGTGAAAGCGCAGCAAGTGCGGTGACTCATCAGCCGCGCGGCTGATTTGGCAGCCTTCACCGACTGTTTCGTCATCGTCGGCACCGGGGTCGATCGTGCCCGGGGTGGATCCGCGAATCGACTTAGGGAACGTGGCCCCTTCCAGCCGCTTGTCGCCAAGAGTGGTCGGGGCGCCCTCGCCTTCAATGTCCGGCTCGAACTTTGAAAGCTCGTCGTAAATGACTTCGTCAGCGCTTTTTTCCCGGTAGTTCTGCGCCGCTGTGCCACCTAAGCACCAGAGCATTTTGCCGTTATCAAAGCGCTTTTCGTCCAGCGTGCTATCGCGATGTTTGCGGCCAATCCACGGGGCCAGCGCACGCACCAAAGGCACGTCACGAATCATCGTTTCAACGTGCCGTTTCATCATCGTGTCAGACGCTTTATCCGTCGGGCACCACGACAGAACGTTGCGTTTTTTGTGCTGGATCTTGTAGCCCTTGTTGGCTACCAGCATTTTCGTATAACCAACTCGCGCCGATTTCAGCACGTTGACCACACAAATCAGATCGTTGCCCATCGCGTTCATGATCGCGATTTGAAACGACGCGGTTTTCCAACGACCTTCCTGATACGACGACTCGGACGACAGATAAAAGAACTTGTCCGCCCACTCCACCAACGTCAACGGCGGTTCTTTGTAGAGACCTTTCAGCCCCTTTCGGGCGCTCTCAATCAGCGACCTCATCCAAGGCTTCGTAAAACTCATTTAGCAACTCCGGCAAGGCCTCGGCCAGGTCGGCCGCTTCGTTACGCGTAACGGCCACCTCGTGCTGAATGGCCTCAAGGAATCGAACCTCGATATCCGGCTGCTTTCGCTTGACCTTGACGTGAACCGTGTCCAGCGCAGAGCCGAGCATTGAACACAGACGCACCAGAGCGAACATGCAAAAGTCCACCGGCACTAGCTGTCTTTCCTTAACTCGGTTTCGCAATTCCTGA